TGCTGGTCTTACTGCCAAATATTTTTCTTGTCCGGTAATAAACTCCCTATCCATTGCCCAGTTTTGTCCACCCAAATATGCACCAATAAAATCTTCAAATCTTTCTTTGGATATTACCAAATTAACTTCATTCTTGAGTCTTAATCCAAATTTTGTCATAATATCAGAATCTGGAGCATATCCATCATAATTTGTCATGTACGCTTCAATAACAAAATTATCTTGAAATGCAGAAGACTCTACCTCTTGAAGTATATTATCCGTTCTAAAAACTGATCTTGGTAAATAATGTACTTCTATACCAAATATTGTTAAATGCTCATTAATTAAATCCTGGAGAAGATTTTGTTCTCCGTTAGTTCCTTGGAGAAAATATGGATTAAGTGCCATAATAAATTATCCTATAAGATCTAAAGGTGGAAGTTCATATTCTGATGCCATTTTTTGTCTTATCGCTTCCAATTCTCTCTCACCATCTTCATAGAGTTGTCTTCCATTCAATTCAATACCTCCTGGAAGTTTGACGCCATTAAATTTAATCAAATTTTGTCCCCACTGTCGTTTCATAAGTGCTGTTAGATATCTCTTGACAAAACTATCATTATATACTTGAGTAAATGATGCAGGATCGAGTGCTCTATAGCAGTCAAGAACTATGTATGTTCCTGCCTCTTGAGACGCCCAGTCAATATCTAAGTACAATCTATCTTGTCTCTTATTAAATCTAATTTTTTTATCTGTAGTTAGTAAATGGTCAATATCCTCAAGATAACTCTTAACCATAGAATATTGTAAAAGTTCTACGGAATTAAAATAATATAGATCATTTAAAAATAATTGATATTTGATACTGAACATTCCTTTCGAAATTGAACTAGTATCAAATTTGAAAATTCCTTCTACACCTACAACAGAATCGGGAACTTGAATATAGTTTGAATTTTCTTCGAAGGAGAATTGAGTAGTAGCACCAACATTATGATTTACTGTTGTCGTTACAATACCAGTAACTCCATCTTTACTTGGACCCTTGCCTCTATCAATATCATCTTGAGTTATTTTGTATTTCAAATACATTCTTTCAACACCATCAAAGTGTCTTTCATTAAAATATTGAATCGCATCATCAACCAAGTCATCGATTTGATCATCATCAATATTAATTTCTAAAACTGGTGCTCCTAATTTTCTGAGGCAATAATCAATCAATCCTTGCCTAGTACTTGGTTTTGCCATCAGTAGAATCCCCCATCTATAAGTCCGGCAGTAAATGTTCCAGTAACATCAACATCTTGTTGGAATGTCGCTATTCCGGAAATTAATGCAGTATCTGCAACATTTAGAGTTGTAGATGTTACTAGACCAGAAAATCTAGCATCTCTCCACCTTTTACCAACTATACCTAAATCATAAAGTCCGTCATCATTTGGATTTAAATCAGATATAAATTCACCAGAAACATTAATATCATCACCAGTAGAATCACCAATTCCAATTGTCCCACCTCTAAAGGTGGCATTACCTATGAAGGTAGATACTCCAGCAACTGTTAAATCTTTACCAACAAATAAATTGCCACCAGTAGTAGTTATGCCACCTTCAGACGCCAGAGTAGCAATTCCGGTAATAGTAAGATTCTTTGCAACAAAATCACCATCTACCGTTAATCTTTTAGTCCAAATACCATCTTGACCACTAAGAGTGACACCAACACCAACATAAACTAAATCATTATCACCATCAACAGTAACTGTTCCCGTTCCAAATGTTGCTATTCCAGCGACACTTAAATTTCCACCTACACCAACACCACCAGAAACAACAAGTGCTCCAGTGGTTGCATTATATGATTCAGTTAAATCACTTATTTTTATCTCATTATCAATGACACTTGTCATGATAAATTGTGAAGTAGGTTCATTCCATACTAGAACTAACCCATCAATTGCTTTATAGTCACTAATTACATCACTTAAATTCAGTAATTTGGAGACCGCAGAAGTTTGTTGAGATAATACTCTAACAGCATTCTGAGGTCCTACTCTTGCTTTTATAGTAGGCATTACTTAGTTACTCCTCCCCTAACTATAACCGATCCTTCAACTGCTTTTGAAGTGAGACCCGTTGCTGAAGTAGTTAATTTGACATCATAAACATATCTTCCGGGTTTTAATTGACTTGTAATTGAAGAACCCATACTGATCAAAAATTTGCCAGCCAATTCATCTACAAAAGCTCCAGTAAAATCATATGATGTTGAACTGGAAAAAGATTTTCTCAATTTTGCTTCAGGAATATCATAAGTTGATAGGTCTAAGGGTTCATCTGTAAGAGAATTTTCTAACTCAAATGTAGTCTCAAAATCAAATCCCTGCTCAATAACAATATTTGATACATAAACTGCCATTATTCCGGGATCAATATACTTTTAAGTATTTATATGATGTTCAATTACCCGACATTTTTATTGACCAATTCTCTTAGTAATGATTTAATTTCATCAATATCACTTTTTATTTTGTCTAATTCCTGTTTTTTCATTTCACTATTCTCTATAGATTTGACATATCTATCATAAGCGGTGTTATCTGTGTTTATGATAGCACCGCTTTCTTCATCTCTATAAAGATTAGAGTGTCCTTCTACTTTAATCATCTTACTGCAAGTACTCTAAGGTCGCGGATTCTTGGGGGTTCTGCCTGATTTGTTCCGGTCATTACAATCTTGATTCTAAATCCAGTAAACAGACCAAGATTATCTGCACTATATTCATAATCTAAAAATTCATCAGAAATACTGGAAGGAACCTTTTGATCTGAAAGACCGCTATTCTTAGAAGGATCTGTAACTTGAAGACCCGCACTTCCTAAAGTTAGGTTATTATAACCTGGGAATAATTCAAACTCTTCATCAACTTCACTAGAATCTGGTCTTATCAAACTGTAAAGAACTCTTATATCAGCAGATTCATGTCTATATGCGGATAAAATGATTCTTAATGAAGTTGCTGGATTTGATAAAGAGATAATTCTACTATAATAAACAGCAGCATGTGGATCATCAACAATTGAATTGATCTTACTATCAGTAGTATAGTCCGATATTGGTTGATTTAAACGACTGCTGAAGAATTCAGTAAATGCAGTATTCAAATTAAGAATAGGAGAAACATTTTTATTTGATGTATTGAAATTAATAGCCGTTGTGAATGATTTATTTCTAGGAAGACTTGTAAGATATTCGTCCTGATTAATCTCAGAACAAATTAGTCTTGGATCAGTTAAAGGATTGTATGTATTCAGTTGAATAGTCTGATATCCTTTATCCACAAATGATACTTGAGAATTTGATGCAACACTACTTCCCGATACTGTTCTAACCCTGCCATTTACAAATGTTGATGAAGATGGTGTTTCAATATCATATGTGGGTCTTAGTCCAGTATATAAGATATTTTCGGTAGCATATACATTATCACCGCCTCCACTATTATTTGAATTGAATGCTAATGAAGGATATGCATCATTAACATCCTTAAAGTCACCATTTCTCAACTTATTACCATTATTACTACTCGTATCAATATCTAAGTAATATCCATCAATATCAATTGGTCCTTGAATGGAAGTTGTAATTCCATTAATTCTTCTTAAAGAAACTCCATTAAATTCATATTTTTCTACTGTAGAACCTAATTCATGAGTTTCTGCCTTTGTTCCATCAACACCTCTTTCAGAAATACTAATGGTTGTTCCGTTAACATTATCATATGATATAATTTCACTACCAATTTTGAGATATCCAGTATTGTTTGTACCAACAGAAAGACCTTCAAAAATATTAAAGTCTGAATCATTGGCACTTAATTCTAATATAGAAGTTTCACTTGACTGTAAAGTTGCGTCTAATTTGGATGGAGAAACATCAGATGCTACATTATAAATCTTTACCATATTTGTATTTGAATACATTCCATGATCAAAATGTCTAACAAACAATTTCTTTCCAGTATTTAATTCTGAGAAATCTGTAATTTGTGTAGACCCCAAAGAAACAATATTATCCAAAGCTGAAGTATCGTAATAACTTACAGCGGCTCCAACAGGGAATGATGAATTGAATTGTCCCTGAACATTAGAAACATATAGTCTATTTGCACTACCAATTCCAGTTATTGAAATTTGTGCATTCTTTCCTGTTCCTGGAGTTGAGGTAGTAGTGAGTGCTGTTCCAACAATAGTTACAAGATCACCTTCCGCATATCCAAATCCCGGAGAAGTTTCTGCAATACTTACATTTGTAATTGTTCCTAAACCAGAAGTTGAAACTTGAAGTACAAGACCCGTACCAAGTCCTACAAGATTTGTAGGAGCAATATTAAAGTTTGTAATACTTGGTATGTAATTTTGTCCTCCACTAACAGTATTAATTCCTGTTGCAGTTCCACCAACACCTGTAATAATTGCAGAACCACCATAGTCACCATATCCTGCAAGTCTTCTACCAACCGTGAGAATTCCTGCAGTTCCTTCATCAGAAATAGTTTGTATTCCAATCCAACCACTTCTTGGTGTGGCGCTAATTGGATTTATTGGCAGATTCTGGTTATAACCATTACTTTCATTTAATGGTGGATTGTAGAAATATGCAGTACCAGTAGTTTCAGTAAACTCTGCTTTATATAATTTAAACTTCAAATCTTGGAACTGATTTGTTGTCCAGATAGATCCATTTTGAGATTTGAATAGAGATCCAAGAGCAAATTGTTGTGTATAGATAACTGCATCTACATCAGGAAGAGTTGTTGTATTAACAGTCTTTTCCCCCATAACTGCAGTCCAAACTTCATATGCATCACTATTTTCCGAAATCAGAACAATTGCATATTCTCTACCTGGTGCCAAGAAAATTGGTTCTGGGAATTTAACATTGGTAGGAATATCTCCCGTTGGAGATGTTTTGATTATTTGTACCTCATTACCATTTTCATCAATTTCTATAGGTCTAATAGTAACAGATGGTCCTATTACCTGTAAAGTTGGTGTTCCCAACTCCATGGTTCTTACTTCAACCTTTACTGGTGCATTTCCTTCATCAATATTCGCAAAGAAAAGATCTACAGAAGTTAAGAATACACCATTAGCATCTTCTTCGGTATCAATATTAGATTTTACCTGAACATTTCCACCAACAGTAAAGCTTTGTGCTAAAGGATCAAAGAATTGTGTAAAGTTGTTTGTTCTAGTTCTGGTAGTTGTTCTAGTTACGGTAGTAATTCTACGTCTAACTGTAGTTACTGTAACTACTCTCTGCCAAACTTCTAAGGTTCCTGTTGAATTGTATGATGCTTCTCCGAAAGAAATTGCAGTACTTCCCGGAAGAACCTCAGCATTTGATTTACTTGAAGATAATCTATAAGTTTTATTACCTGTTCTAATTCTAACTGATGGGAATGGTTCTCTATTTGGATCTTTAAGGAAAAATGCTCCTATTAAATCTCCATAATTATCACTTACAAGACGAACATCTTTTACATATGCTTCAGCACCGCTAGTTTGTCCCTTCAGTTTCATTCCCGCAACAGCATAACCATAGTAGTCACCTTGAGCTTGCTGAGACATTGAGAATGTATCAACATTCAAAATTTTGGAACTTGAGGAATAGAAATTATCAGTAAATTGTCCAGATTGATATGGATTTGCATTAAAGAATGTTTCTGGAGCAGCAAAAGGACCAGACTTATGTCTTGGATGTGCTAATCTAAATTTAGTAACTTCTCTACCATCAATTGTTCCAATAACAGTTTCTCCAATACTAAATCCAGCACTTGCTCCAGAAAGTTTAAGTCCTGAGTCGGAAGAAATTTCCAACATTTTTGGCATGAAATCAACGCCACTTGTACTATCTAAGAATTGATAATATCTTGTTCTTGGTTTTAAATTGGTTGCATTAACATTTACATTACGAGATCTCATAAAGACCTCGGCACTCCTAGATCGTAAAACATTTGATACCGATGTACTAGTAGAAGTAACTACCCTTGTAGAACTACGTGTGGTGGTTCTACTACTAACAGAAGATCCTGTAGCAACTGTTTGTCCTCTTCTGCCCCAGTTTGCAACTCTTCTGACATTTGTGGCAGTTCTATTTTGAGTTCTATTTTGCGTATTAGTGGATGATGTATTAACTGTATTTGCCTGATTCAGTGTTGCCATCCAGGTTTGTCTTACCCAAGTATCAACATTTGGTGTCAGTTCAATTGTACCGACATATAATACAACATTAAATGGGTTGATATTTTCAACTTGAGTTGCTAATGGTTGCTCTAACCAATCAACTTCTTTATATGCTAAGGTAAGAGAATTTCCTGTTTTTTGAATTGCTGGATCTAATAATTGGAAATTTGAAGAAAGATCCAAGTTTTGTGGAGTTACATTTGTTGAAGATGCTACTAAAGATTCTAAAGTATTCCTAGTAACTATAGGTGAAAGTTCTTCAACAGATCCATCAACGGTAACTGAACTTAAGTTAATATCAATTCTATCAAGATTTCTGAAATTATCTACAAAGAATCCAGATTTAAATCTATCTCTACCTTCACTATCAGTAACTTGAATTGTCTTAGTATCCAATTCTAACAAAGAAAGAGATGTTGTTTCTTCTAGATTTTCAATCCTTCCTTCAAGTTCTCCAATATCTCTCATAGTATATCTTCTATTATCAACATATGTAATAGAAGCATCACTAGTATTATACAAATACGCTGGTAACTCTAAAGTTGCCAACTCCATAAATTCTCCCAATTTTTGGGGTGGTTGTGGATTTATTTCAGATTTGCCTTTATCAACTACAAAGTTTCCTAGAGTGTCAACATAAATTCTATCAATTCTTGGGAGATAGTAATCATACGACAACGTGGAAACTTCATTAGGTGCTAAAATTGAAGTTAATGTGGTATTAAATGCAGATGTCCTTGCGGTAAAATCAAATGGAGACTTGTCTGCAGTCGATACATCAAATGTGGATACTCTTGGTCTGAAATCTAATGTATCAGATGCTCTTATGTTATAAATTCCAATATCTGGAACATCTTCAGAGAATCTATCATCATCATAACTTGCTACGGTAAATAAATCTCCGGAAGATTGGGAATCGACTTCATATTTGTCAATAACAACTAATAATTTTCTCGTTGGTTCTGAACTTCCTGCCTTTCTAACCAATTTTGAATAATCATAATATTGATCTCTTTGACCTTTATCTAAAATAAAAGAACTTGTGATATTTTTATATGAACCATTTGTAACATTTTCTAATGTAGTGATTATATTCGACTCTTCAAAAGTTACATTTTCACCGATAGAAAATCTTTCTGTGGTAAGATAAACAATATCTAAAGTATTTCCAACACCATTATCTCTCACTACAAGTCTTGCTACAGCACCATTAGATCCAAAAATATTTTCTCCAACTACAGCATTCGAATCTACATTACTTGTAGAAGTACACTCAATTCTATCAAATGACGGAGAATTCTTATTTAAAGATTCATAAACCGCCAAAACTTTAGATACGTCTGGAGCATTTAAAGAAATTTGATCATCCTGAACCCTTAATCCATACCACTTATTATAAGTAAGTCCATCATTAGTAGATTCGGAGGGATCTGATCCAGATTGCTGATATTTGGAATAATTAATATTAACAATAGAAGATCTAACAAAATTCTTTGTTTTTGATACTATTTTATTTTTTTCTATAGTAAGATTAAGAATAGTGTCACCATTAGATATTGAAGGATCTAATTTTCTAATTTGAATATCTGATTGATTTACTGAAAATGCATCATCGGATAAAGATGCTATAGTGCCATCATTATAGAATACTGCATAATTTTCTTGATCAAATCCAACAAAAGATGAATTTGTTGGATTTAAATTTAAATCAGTATTACTTCCAGATAAATTTGTATTACTGACAGAAAGAACGTTTGTAGCATCATCGACATTTAAATTATCAATTTGACCTACAATTCTGAGTTTTGAGTTTAAGAAATCAACTTCAGATACATTTTCATCAAATAATGGAATATATAAAACTCCACTTCCTCTTGTATCAAGTTTTGCAATTGATATTGGAGTAGTGATATTATTCGCATCAAGTCCACCATCAAATACATTAGATACAGTAGAAATTCCAGTAATTGTGAATGAAGTTAATGTAGCATCAACATCTGTTACCACACTAAATGTTTCTGACGAAATTCCAGATCTTTGATATCTGATAACATCATCTATTTTAATATCATTAAAAGGTCTTCCTCCAGCAGTAACTGTAGAAGATCCTGCAGTTGGTGCAGATATATTAACTTGTGCAATTCCACCTTGAAGAATCTCTCTATCTAAAATAAAATCTGCTGTGAAATTTGATCCACTATTAGCAAATCCTTGAGTTGAGTTATCTTGTTTAATTGACTTTATATCTTGAATACCATAAACCCAAGTCTGAACTACTGTTTTTGATATATCAATTCCATTTTGGATAAGTGGTTCTCCAACAACAAAAGTTCCTGATGTTTGTCTCAGTCTAAATCTATTATCTGTACTATCTGCAACTACAAATCCACTAGCTCCGCTATATTTTCCTCTTATATGATCCCCAGCACTTAAGTTATAATCACTATTAATTTCTAATATTGTATATGTTTGAATATCAAATAGTCTCAAATCCCAAGATGTAGACTCATTTGTATATGGAGCATCTGTTAAGTTAAATGAATATACTCTTGCAGTTCCTACTCCATAATCTCCAGAACCATCTTCTTGTGTTGGACCAGATTGTCCAACTCCAGCATATAATGTAACTGTTTTTCTTAGTTGGGGTGTAGAAGTTGCATTATTAACTCTGAATAAACTTCCAACTTCTAACGATACTGAAGATGTATTAGTTTCAGTATCTCTTGGTTTTTCAACATCTATAACTTCATTAATAACCTCAATATCATATCCTCTTGCATATACTTTACCATTTTCAATCTTTAAACATGCCAATTCTTCGGAGGGAGTATTTCCTTGTTTTGTAGTTTCTCCTCCAAAGAAAGCACCATTATTACCCAATCTATCATTTAAAGATTCTTGAAGGGTAATTTCAAAAGGATCTACGGCATAACTCCCAGACTCTTCAAAAGTTCTTTGTGCCAGATAGTCTCTTATATTACTATATTGAGTTTTATTAGTTACTTTTTGAATCTTACCTTCTTTTACTCTAAGAAGTTCAACAAAGTTTGTATCTTTATTGTCAGTTAATGGTTTCTTTGATAATGTTAAAGATATCTTTAACCTATCTGCACCTGGAGATGCATAGTTGGTAAATCCTTTTGCATTATCATATAATGTATCATCATCTTTAGATGAGATTAAGGATTCTGTTATTGTTAATCCTATTCTATATGAAGGTGTATTATTATAATAATCTAAAATTATAGTTTGTCTAGAGACCTCAACAAAATAACCTCTAATAAAATAAACACCAGCATCGATTGATGCACTGGATCCAATAGAAGTTGAATCTACATCTATGAGTGTAGCAAAAGTAGATCCTGAATTAATTGTTGTATTACCATATACAATATTTTCTGTACATGATAAGGTTTCCCCATCATTAAATGGATTGAAAATGAATGTATTATCGGAGGAAATATATTTTACATATAATGTTATGTTGTCTACTTCAGAACTCTCACTTGGGAAAACTACATTTACAACTTTTGCTGTAGTACCAGAAGTTTGTCCCGTTATTGTTTTTCCAACTAATTTATCAATATAAAAACTTAAATCTACACCGAATTGAGTAGTATTCAGTTTTACTGAGTAATATTGATCGTCAAAAGTGGTGTTCCCAGGAACCACCATCGATCCTTCTTTAAAAATATGACTTGCAAAGTCTTCTACTTGATTTTGTAAAATGGATTGTAGAGAAGTTAACTCTCTACTCTGAACTGGAAAACCGGGTTTAAATAAAACCTTTAAGAAATTTTTTGATGAATCAAAATCATCATAGTATGGACTTACATTTAGATTTGTTTTTTGAGCCATTTCTTAGAATTCCAGAATAATTTTAACGTCCTCTTTTTGTCTAATGCTTCTTGACACAATAGACCTGTTATCGATGTAGATAATATCTCCAGTACTTTTATTTATCTCAGGTTGAGCAAGTCCTGCAGTAAAAGTTACTCCCAAACCAACAATACCAGTAGCGTTGTCTAAGTTAAGAGTACTACCATTAAAATTCTGATCAACTGACCCTTCAAATCCAGAACTAGAGTTAATAGAGTTTCCAGATGATTCAAAACTTAGTACTTGACCTCTCTGTGATATTGTACTATCATCCATAGTATTGATAAAATCTGTCAAATATAGAGATCTATCTTGATAGTATTTTAATACATTAGTTTCTTGATCATATGCTGCAATAATTCCTTGTGCAATAGAATTATCCGCTTTGGTTTGTACTATTCTTTCTCCAATAGTTGGTAAAGTTTCTGGAACTGTATCCAATTTAATAGAATTTAATCCACTAAATGTATTTCCTGCGAGTGTGAATCCGGAACTATGTTGCTCTGGATTTTTAATAATTCCAACCTGAGCAAATCTGGTATTTGCAGAAAATTCTTTAGTAGAAGTATCAAATCTAGTATAAATCAATACTTTGTCTGCACCAAGTTCTGTGTATATATCATACCCATGACCTCTTGATGGTGGTATAATAGGAATTAATTTTGCCCTTTTATTTACATCAATACCCGATGGAGATTTTAAATCTACAATTCCGAAAGTATATCCACTTCCGCCATTAATGACTCTAGTCCTAACAATTTCTCCGGAAGTGTTTGCGGTAATTTGAACTTCTGCACCTGTACCATCACCTAAAATTGGATATGTTCCACTTTCATAAAATTCACTGCCACTATTTTCAATATATACAACTTTAATCTGATTATTACTTGCAGATGAATTTCCAGACTCTCTAACAGATTTTATTTCAAAATCAGTACTGGTATCCCAATTATTTGGAAGAATAATATACTCTGTAGAGTCAAATTTTATAATGTCTGAAGGAGCGATAGTGAATAGATATTTCCAAATATATCCATCATTACTATCTCCAGCTGCAGATGGTTCTAAATCAGTAAAAGTTGGTTCATCTTGAGATGGTTCGCCGGTTGTGTTATTGCCACTAGATCCATTATACAAGCAGATATAAACTCTATAATCTTTATTTACAACATAAAAATTTGAATCATACAATCTTGCAGTGCTAGAATTTGGAGTCTTATTGTAAATATCATAATCATGCCTATACATATCATATTTTGTA